ATCCTCAGTGACTACTTAGACGACTTTTCTAGCAAAGAGCTACTGACATACAAAGACTTACTAGCAGGTTTCGAGAAAGCCACTAGACATACAATAGAATGGTTTGAGGAGCACTAATGACAATGCCTGTTGAGAGATACAATGCACTGATGCGTACCCAGAAGTTTTTGATAGAGCTGCAGAATCCTCGGGGTGACTGGAAGAAGATCAGCGAGATACGAAAAGAGGCCACTAGATGTCTGAAGCACTACTCATGGGAGATGGACTTAGAAGACCTAGCGAACCAATCACCTGACATACTGAGGAAACAACGATGAATAAATACAAATTAACTACTACAACTAGAACCCTTAAAGGAACTGCTGTGTACCAAATACAGGCTTTAAAGAGCTTCAGAGGTGTCATAGCAGGTGACTTAGGTGGGTGGATTGAGAGCGAGGATAACCTATCTCAGCTAGGAGATTGTTGGGTGTCTACTGGTGCTATGGTGTATGATGAAGCTACTGTGAGTGAAAATGCTAGTATATACGGAAATGCTAGAGTGTACGGAGATGCCTGGGTGTACGGAGATGCTATAGTGAGTGAAAGTGCTAGGGTGAGTGAAAAGGCTAGGGTGTTTGATGATGCTAGAGTGTCTGATGATGCTAGGGTATTTGGAAAGGCTAGAGTGTTTGAAGATGCTATGGTGTTTAAAGGAGGTAGTGTGTTCGGAGATGCTAGAGTGCTTGGAAACGCTAATGTGCTTGGAGAGGGTGGTGTGTTCGGGAATGCCAGGGTGAGTGGGACTGCTACGGTGAGTGGAGACGCTAAGGTGTTTGGAAAGGCGAGGGTGGGTGGAAATGCTAGAGTGCTTGGAAACGCTAGTGTGCTTGGAGATGCTGGGGTGTACGGGAATACTGAGGTGAGTGGAAATACTTGGGTGAGTGAGGAGGCGGTATGAATGCAGACACAATAGTGACAGAGATGCAGCTAGAGTTGCAGCACCTTAGAACAGAGAATGCTCTATTGAAGCTGCGAGAGGTTATCCAAGATGCGATTGGGGACTTGGACGAGGTGCTATACAGTGGCACATCGACTGAGTTACTGGATGAAACACGAGACAGACTACAAGAAGCACTGGGAGTACAGAGATGACCATATCAGATATATTGTTTGCAATATTTGTTTTAGGAATAGCATCAGCCCTGTACTGGCACCAGTTAATACAAACAGAGGTGATAGTGTTATGAGTTATCGAGAAGTACAACTACAAGCAGAGAACAGAACACTAAAAGCACGCGAGGTTGACTTCATTAAACTGTGTGGTGAGCAGGAGGAGGAGATTACTACACTACGGGAGGCAGTCAAGCGTTTTAAGACCACATGGGAGGACACTGCCAGTGATGATTCTGTATGGGAGGCTGATATGGAAGATAGCCGCGCTGCTCTGTTCAATCAGGTGACAAGGGAGAATGTATGAGAACGCTGAACTCGCCTGCCAAGACATGCCTACGCAGTACCCTGAATCGTGAGATAGAGCAGGAGGAGGAGAGAGAACAGCTCAGGGAAGATAACGCTAAGCTGCGTGAGCTGCTAGTAGGCTTGTACTCTGAGTCGTACATCGAGAGTGTGCTAGCTAGTGATGAAAACAAATACATGAGGTAACTAGGTTATGAGTATAGAACGCGATGTGTTATCAGTGTTATCCCAGAGAGAGCGGTACTTGCGGTACAGTACCCGAGTTCTGGGCAGAGGGGCAGCACTCACACGAGAAACCACACAAATAATAAAGGATCTACGGGAGTACTACAGTAAGTACGAGCAAGATACCGTATCATGGGGGGAGTTCTCTCAGTGGTTCTTGCTAGTACAGCACAGCATGTATAAGGACGAGGCAGTTGAGCTGTACCAGATGATCTTCACCGCAATGGATAACCATGAACCATCTGCCCTTGAGGATGATATCATACGCTCTTTACTGGAGCAGTCAGTAGCAGAGGAGATAGCGGTTATCTCAGGTAAGATAGCTGAGGGCAATGATAGGCACGGATTAGAAGAAGTAAAGCAATTAATGGACTCATGGGTAGAGTCCCAGCTGGAGGAGGAGGACAATGAGGATGACTGGGAGCTTCTGGACCTAGTGCAATGTACCTATGGTGAGGGTGGTTACAACTGGCGACTAAGTGAGCTTAATGTGTCCTGTGGGCCACTGCGGGATAGTAACCTGGTCCTCTTCGGTGCCCGTCCCAACATAGGTAAGACGTGTTTACTGATGTCTGAGGTCTCTTATATGGCAGGGCAGATAGCCGATGATCGCTGCGTATTGGCGATACACAACGAAGAAGGCCCCACTTCTGAGCTACGGTTACGGTGGTTGCAAAGCACGATAGGCTGGACACCTGCACAGATCAGTGATGACCTAGATGGGGCAATGAAAGAATACATCAGGATGCTGGGTACTAAGGATAGGATCATTGTTAGGCATATGCCAGGGGCTTCTGTACAGGAGATAGAGGCCCTGTGTGTTAAATACAATCCAGCTATCATTGTAGTAGACCAGCTCCGGTTGTGCGGTGGGTTCGGTAAGAACAACACAGAAGTTGAGCGTCTCAAGGATCTGTACCGGTGGGCACGGATACAGGCTAGTACCTATGGTCCGTTCCTTACAGTACACCAAGCAGGAGATGCAGCAGAGGGTAGACTGTACCCTAGTGGTAACATGCTAGAGGGATGCAAGACAGAGATACAAGGAGCGTTGGACCTACAAGTAATGATAGGATCAGACAGTGATGATAACAGGAGAGGTATTAACATAGTCAAGAATAAGCTAGCAGGATCTCTTGACAGTGACCCTGCAATGCGTCACCATAACTGGGACGTTACCATTAACCCACTCACCAGTAGATACGAGGGTACACTATGAAGTTACTACTAACAGAAGACCAAGAAGATGATGTGGTACTAGCAGCATTGAAGAAGTGCCTACAGCGTACCGGCATAGAGTTCGACTCAGTTCTTCTCCGGTCATTTAACCACGTTATTGCTTATTACTCAGTCCCCGATGAATGGGAGGACGGAGTGTATGACTCTCCCTAAGCACATAACCTTTGACTTAGAGACCTCCGTGAACAACACAGGGGAGGATTCGATTGGTGGGTTTCCCGCCTCTCCGTACCATCCTAGTAACCGAATAGTTAGTGCTGGGTTCCTGTCTAACGGGGAGTACACTGGCCTGTACATGGATGAACTCAACGGGATGGGTTCCCCTACAGGGCTGTTGGTAGGACAGAACATTAAGTTCGACCTCCTGTACCTGTTACGGGAGTTACCTGGCTTCCGTATACATCTAGCAGAGTGCTGTACCATATGGGATACCCAACTAGCCGAGTATCTCTTATCTGGGCAAGAGCTTAGCATGAAGCGTTCCCCTAGGGAACTGTCTCTGGATGGGCTATCTGAGAAGTACAAGGGTACACAGAAAGTAGATGTTATTAAGGAGTACTGGGCTGCAGGGAAAAAGACAGAGGAAATACCCAGGGAGGAACTACTAGAGTACATGGAGTACGATGTTCGTAATACTGAACTAGCGTTCTGTGAGCAGTACAAGAGGGCTGCTGAGCTAAACATGTTACCTCTTATTGAGTCCCAGATGGAGGCGTTACTAGCCACTACAGAGATGGAGTTCAATGGCATGTGCTTTGATAAGGCCCTAGCTAAGGAGTACATAATCCCACTACAAGCAGAGCTGAAACCTATCGCAGAGGGTATCCTAGCAGTACTGAAAGAGAGACTCCCTGAGTTCGGTCGTAAGGTTAATCCTTACAGTGCTGGGTCAGGAGATCAGATATCCCTAGCTCTGTTCGGGGGGGAGTACAAGAGCAGGGAGAGCAGGGTTGTGCTGGAGGAGGGGAAGCCTGTGCTTGTACAGTCCGGCGTTACTATGGGGCAGGTCAGGACTAAGTTCTATAACACGATACTAACTGCTAAGCAATGGCTCCCCTCCCAGGAGAAGTGGGCACTAAAGAAGGCAGGGATGTACCAAGTAGATGATAAAGTGCTAAAGATACTAATCCACAAGGCAAAGAATGCTGGGTTACTTACATTCCTACAGAGCATACGGAGGTACAGGGATTTGAATAAGGAACTCAGTACATACCTTATAGGTTTCTCAGAGATAGCATGGCCTACTGAGAACGGCTGGTTCATACACGGGAAGTACAACCATGCTATTACAGATACAGGCAGACTGAGTTCCTCGCAACCGAACCTCCAGAACGTCTCAGGTAAAGGAGAATGAGCAGGGTAAAGAGTTGCTTCATCTCACGATGGGGAGGGCAGGGTAGTATCGTTCAGGTTGACTTCTCCCAGCTGGAGGTAATCGGAGTTGCTTACCTGTCACAAGATCCCAATATGTACAAGGATATCAAGGCAGGTATTGACTCTCACTCCCAGAGTGCTTCATGGCTAACAGACCACACCTACGAGGAGGTCCTAGAAGGACACAGGGCAGGGGATAAGTACTTCAGCCAAGTACGAAAGGATGCAAAAGGCCCTAGGTTTGAATTACAATACGGGGCTGGTGCTGGGTCTATCGCTGAGAATAACGGTATCAGCAAGGCAGCAGCTCAGGGTTTTATTGATAACTACTACAGTAGATACCATGTACTACAGGCTTGGCAGGATGGGAACATACGCGCAGTAAAGGCAGCAGCAGAGGGTAGGTCAAAAGTAACTGTTGTAGATGGTAAGGAACACACAAGACGATGGACAGTAGGGAAACTCCCCAGCATTACAGGCAGGTGGTACACCTTCCGGCAGTTCGACACACCGGACTGGGTACAGGAGAGTACAGGCAGGAAGTATGACTTCTCACCTACTCAGATCAAGAACTTCCCTTCTCAGGGGTTCGCTACAGGAGATGTAGTCCCTATGATGCTAGGGCATTCGTACAGGAGGCTACTGCGGTCTTCTCGCTTCCGAGATAAAGCCTTGCACATAGGAACAATACATGATAGTATACTATATGACGTACACGATTCAGTACTCGATTCATTCAAACCAGGGATTAAGAATCTTATGGAATTAGCACCAAGGTACATAAAAGAAACATGGGGGATAGAGTTCGACTTACCCCTCAAGGCAGAAGTTGAGAGTGGTAGATCATGGGATACACTAGCATGAGTACCAAGGGGCAACATGTGCGTAAGTCAGAGGACCACAAGAAGTACTCCAGTAATTCATTCTGGGATAAGAAAGAAAAAGAGTGGACAGTAGAAGAGAAAGATGATAACCTAAGTACACAACCAAAAAAGGAGAAGAAGCATGGATCTTGAAGAAGCTAGCACAATCCAGGTACACGACACAGTGTACACCATAGCACAGGAGAACAAGGACGGATTAACAATCAAGGCAGGGTTCTATGAGGTTATCACAGTCTCTAAGGACTTCAAGGAGGTTACACTGAAGGTAGGCAAAAGTGAGGTGACTGCTGATACTGGTTCCTTCCATATTGTTGATGATACAATCCGTACCGAGAAGCACCCGAAGCTGAAGGCTGCACCTAAGCTCAAGGCAAAACTAAAGGAGACAAGTGATGAGTGAGCCAATCCAACTAACAGCAACTGTGGATAAGGTCTGGAATAACGAGGGCCACCCTAAACGTGCCCTTGTGATTGATGGCAAGAAGTACGGGGATTACGATGGTAGTAAGTCTGCAGGCGTTAATAACGGGGATACTGTTTCCTTCATGTACAAGGAGTCAGGACAGTACCTGAACGTGTTCAGTAAGGTCACGGTAGTTACAGCAGGTAACGGTGCTTCATCCAGTACTCCTCAGGGTGGGTCCCCTGCTGCACCACAGGGTGCTGATAACCGCCAGGTGATGATAATGAAGCAGAACGGACTTGGCCACGCAGTTAATTACTGTAATGCTAATATGCCTGATGGCTACCAACCGGAAGCTGCTATCGATGTAGCTAAGCAATTCCTTGAATGGTACTTGGAGAGTTAGATGAGGGATATCCTTTTTGATGCTGACTCAGTGCGCTATGCTGCAGGCTTTGCTACACAGAAGACTGTGCATATGCTCCCTAATGATACACGGGAGTACAAGAAGATCAGTCAGTGCAAGGAAATCATTAAGGATAACAATCTCCCAGCGGACACGGAGATAACCCATAAGGTATACGAGGAGCCACTAGAGAACTGTCTTCAGGTTCTGAAGCACCTGATGCAGAAGCCGTTAGATGCAATACCGCATAACAAGTACATAATAGCCTTAACCAAAGGGAGTAACTTCAGGCATGACTTAGCGACTATCCGCCCCTATAAGGCGGGTAGGGCAGCTAAACCCGTCTGGCACAAGGAGATGTTCGAGTACCAACAGAAGCACTGGGGTGGGGTACTGATCCCTAATCTTGAGGCTGACGACATGATAGGGTTACTGCATAATGAAGGCACTATCTGTGTAGGTATTGACAAGGATCTGCTAACTGTACCAGGCACTCACTATAACTACCAGAAGCAGATGATGCAGGAGGTAACAACGGAGATGGCGTTACGGAGGTTCTACACACAGCTACTTGAAGGTGATTCTTCAGATAACATTCAAGGGCTTCCGTACTGCGCTCCTAGCACTAGAGAGAAGTACAACCTTACTGGAGCTTCAGGGAATGGCTGCGCTAAGGGTTCAGCTAACAAGATCATAAGTCAACTCAGAGGTACAGAGAGGGAGCTTTTCTCTGCAGTCAGGGAGTGCTGGTTAGCCCATAGGTTAGATAGTAACCCTGATATATCCCCTGATATCCTAGTCCAAGACATGGAGGTAGACCTACTAGAGACCGGTAGGCTTCTCCATATGACCCGTGAGTTACACAAGGACGGCTCACCTAAACTTTGGGAATTCCCCTCATGTCAATAACAAGTATAGCACTAGGGCAGACAGATGCTGCTAACATCTTAGAGGAAGCAAAGACATTGGCAGTAGAGATGCCACAAGTATTTGTAGCGATGTGTACTGAGGACTCCGAGGCTCAGTGCTACCTAACTAACCTAACAAACGCAGAGCTATCACACTTACTGTATAGCTGCTTATTGGAGGCACATGGCGCATTCGACACTGAGGAGTAACCCAGTACTGAAACAGCGTGAGATCAAGGAGTACAGAGAATCTCTGCTGAAGAAGCAACGAGGGATATGCCCTCTCTGTAGGGAGGAGATTCAACTAGAGGAGGCTACCCTAGATCACTGCCATGAGACAGGTAGAGTCCGCCAGGTCCTACATAGGAGCTGTAACGCAGGAGAAGGACGAGTACTAGCATGGGCAGGGCGGAGATCACGAGGCAATGATGCTGACCTCTGGCTCCGGAACCTCCTGCGGTACTGGAAGAAGAACTATACTAATAACCCAATACATCCGGTCCACGGACGGAAGCGACCCAGAAAGCGCAAGAGGAGTAAGAAGTGAGTTTACTATCAGGAGGTGACTTAGTATTTGTCAGGGATGCTCTTAATGAGGCAGTCCGTGAGATAACACAGGCACAGGACATCACGGACATCTACTCAATGGAGGATCTTGTGGAGTTACTACAGGAGGCTATCCTAGCACAGGAAGCCTTATACGATCACGCTAGAGCAAATGGATTACTATCAGTATGAGAGTAGGCATAATTGGGGACAGCCATGAGCCATATTGTCTCGAAGGTTACAGAGAGTTCTGTAAGAAGACCTTCAAGGACAACAGGGTAAACCAGGTAGTGCATATAGGAGACTTAGTAGATCATCATGCGTTATCCTTCCATGACTCAGAGCCTATGCTCAAGGGTGTACATGGGGAGTTACTAGACGCTAGAGAACGTCTCAAGCCATGGTACAAGGCCTTCCCTAAGCTGACCCTGTGCGGAGGTAATCACGATCTAATCCCAGCCAGACAGCTGAAGAAGATAGGCATGGATGCTGAAGTGTGGATGCGTCCCCTAGCTGAGGTCTATAACTTCCCTAAGGGCTGGAAGATGGTTGACATGATAACAATAGATGGAGTGCTGTATCATCATGGGTATACTGCAAACGGTGTTAATGGTTTTCGTAATGATAGCATTAAGCGTATGTGTCGTACAGTTACGGGACACTCCCACGGCAACGCTGGTATTAGTGCTACTGCTAGCAATCATCGTCTTATTTGGGGACTTGCTGTTGGCTGTGGGGTAGACGAGGACTCCTTGTCAATGGTGTACGGTAAGCACTTCCTACAGAAGCCTATCATTAGCTGCGGGTTAGTTATAAACGGGGAACCACAAATTAAATATATGCAATTAGGAGAGAAGGCATGAGTGCTATATCAGATTTCTTACTATGGCTAGAGGAAGAGTACCCAGAGGTAATGCAGGATGCTGGTATTCCTCCGAAGTACTGCACTGAGTACCTAGACATGGTTGTAGCTAAGCGAGAAGCACAGGAGACCGAATGAGCATGGACCAGTACCAAACCTTTATAGCTACCTCACGATACGCCAGGTGGTTACCTGACGCTGAGCGTAGAGAGACATGGGATGAAACCTGTACTCGATACATGGACTTCTGGCGTAACAGAGAGAACCAACCGAAGGGTATCAAGGAGACCATGTACAAGGAACTAGAGGCAGCTATTAAGTGCCTTGATGTTATGCCTAGCATGCGCTGTATAATGACTGCAGGACCAGCCCTAGAGCGAGATAATGTTGCAGGCTTTAACTGCTCTTACTTACCGATTGACCACCCTAGAGCCTTTGATGAGCTTATGTATATCCTGTTGTGTGGTACAGGGGTAGGCTTCAGCGTAGAGCGCCAGTACCTAGCTAAGCTCCCAGAGGTAGCAGAGGCATTCTTTGACAGTGAGACTACTATCGTTGTACCTGACTCGAAGGTAGGTTGGGCTAAGTCCTTCCGGCAGTTGATCTACTTACTGTACGCAGGAGAGGTCCCTCAGTGGGACGTTAGTAAGGTCAGAGGACATGGGGTTCCTCTTAAGACATTCGGAGGTAGAGCGTCAGGACCACAGCCACTCATTGACTTATTCCTGTTCTCAATAGATACCTTCAAGGGTGCAGTAGGACGTAAACTTTCTTCTTTAGAGGCACATGACTTATGTTGCAAGATAGCCGAGGTAATCGTAGTTGGAGGCGTTAGGCGTAGTGCTCTTATTTCTCTTTCTAACCCATCTGATGGTAGGCTTAGGGGTGCTAAGTCAGGCCAGTGGTGGTTGGATAACGGGCAGCGTGCTTTGGCTAACAATAGTGCTTGCTATACTGAACGTCCTGAGTTCGATTTCTTTTTAGATGAGATGCGGGCACTGTATGAGTCCAAGGCTGGTGAACGGGGTGTCTTCAGTAGGGCTGCTGCACAGCAGATTGCGGGTCGTAATGGCCGTAGAGACGCTGAGTACGAGTTCGGTACTAACCCCTGCTCAGAGATCATCCTACGACCTAATCAGTTCTGTAACCTCACAGAGGTGGTTGTACGAGCTACTGACACACTTGAGTCACTCAAGGCTAAGGTAGAGAAGGCTGCGATACTGGGCACTCTACAAGCAACACTTACTGACTTCAGGTATCTCCGGAAGATCTGGAGAACTAACACAGAGGAAGAGGCCTTGCTGGGTGTTTCACTCACAGGGATTATGGATCATCCGGTACTCAACGGAAGTGAGGAAGAGGAGATCTTTCAGTGCTATCTAAGTGATGATGTATGGGCAGACAGTCTTGATGAGTATGAGTTCGTCCCTCCTACCGCTCAGTTATCATTCGATGAGTTCGACCCTGAGGATTCATGTAATACCCTAGATGATGTACTTAAACAGCTAAAGGAGGTCGCAGTTGAGACTAATAAGAAGTGGGCGAAACGCCTTGGCATTAATCAGGCAGCGGCAGTTACCTGCGTTAAGCCTAGCGGTACAGTTAGTCAGCTGGTTAATAGTGCCAGTGGTATTCATCCTCGTTTCTCTAGCTACTATATTCGTACTGTTAGAGCAGACGTTAAAGACCCCCTGTCGGAATATATGGTTCAAGCTGGTTTTCCGCATGAAGCTGCTATTGGTCAGGATACAACTCTGGTGTTTTCTTTTCCGGTACAGTCACCCGAAGGTTCTATATGCGTTCAGGAAGTGGGAGCGATGGAGCAGTTACGTCTCTGGAAGATATACCAAGATCATTGGTGCGAACACAAACCCAGTATCACAGTCTACTACAAAGACGAAGAGTTCCTAGATGTATGCTCATGGATGTGGAAGAACTTCGATATAATGAGTGGAATAAGCCTCTTGCCTTTTAGTGACCATACCTACCAGCAGGCTCCGTACCAAGAGATAACAGAGGATGAGTTCGATGACTTAGTGGATGCTATGCCTGAGTTCAACTGGGAGGAGTTAGCAGCGTATGAGTCAACGGATACCACTACCGGGTCACAAGAGCTAGCCTGTGTTGGGAGTTCCTGTGAGCTGCCCTGACACAGAGGGAGACATAGTAACTCACCCACCGCATTACACAAGCCATCCCTCGGGGATAGAGTGTATCCAGGTAACAGAGCATATGGGGTTTAATCTAGGAAATGCTGTGAAGTACATCTGGAGAGCAGACCTCAAGAAGAACAGGAGGGAGGATCTACAGAAGGCTCAGTGGTACATTAACCGTGAGCTAGAACTAATTGGCACAGTAACTGACATAATAAAAGGGCTATAAAGCCCTGACTCCCCAGCCTTGCCCCTACCATAGGGGCTTTTTTATGCCCTAAGGAAGTGTTACCCGTTGTGCTTCGATTCTACCCAGCTTGTAGTACACATCCTTTAGCTCATCCCCTTGGGCGTTATGGCTACTCCGTAACTCCTCTAGGTCGGTATTCAATGGAGCTATAACAACCAGCCCTATTGCTCCTATGAGGCTAAGCCCCGCAATACCTAAGGTGATTGCAGGCCATATAGGTGTGCGTACATTAACTGCCCTTCGTAGCTCTATCAGTGCTTCTGATATACTTCGTAGCTCTTTCAAGGTGTTAGCGTCATTTGCTTTGATTGTGGCAACATCAGTTTTTAACTCCCCTATGTCTCTCTCTATATCTGCTTTCCAAAGCCCGTCCTGCTCTGCCACACTATTGCCCCTTATTGTTGTCATCAGTACAGCCATATTACGTTTTGTGGACCATCACCTGATCCCATGTGGATGAAGTTACTACCTATTCCAATTCTAGTGAATCCTGTGTGGAGTGCTGCACTAATCATGGAGAATCTACTCGAAGAACTCAAGCAGCTTATGTCTGCTCCTTCTCCTGTGATATGCTCACTAGCAGGTACTCCTCCTACTAGCTTGTTGTACTCCTCGCACCTAGGTCCAGAAGTAACCGTGAATGGTACCCCAGCCTCTGCTCTAGCCCCTTGGAGCAAGAACAGTAACCGGGGAGAGGGGCGTATATCGCATTCCCCACAAGGGCAGGAGAACAGCATAGGGTCCCCCTTCTCTGTGAAGTACTTCATTGGGCACCAACCTCCCTGCTGATAACTCGCTTGATAGTGTCAGGGCCACTCTTCTGTAGCTGTCTTTGGATGGCTTCTTGGGCTGGTGTCTGTCCAGCAACGAGCCTCTGCGTGCCCTGCCTAGCGGCAAGGTTTGCTAGAGGGATACTAGCAGGTAAGCCTACTGGACCCAGCATCCCAGCACCACCAGCTAGGAAGTTAGCAAACAGTCTCTCGAAAGGAGTTACATGCTCCTTCGGAGAGGCCGTCACTAGCGTGTCCCGCTGCTCTCGCAGCTTAGCTAGCTTCTGTGTGAGTTCCTCTATTTCAGAAGCCTTAGCAAGGATTCTCCTCTTCTTAGCAGCCTCTGCTATGTTCTTCCTACCAATTTCCGCTATCTCTGCCCGTAGCCGGTTTACCTCATTGGTTAGATCTTTCGCCTGGCTCGCTTGCCGCACTTCCTGTGCCTTCACATTGGCCTTACTCGCCTGTTCTGCTGCCTGAGTAAGCACTTCATCTCGGCGTGCTACTACATCAGCAATGTCATCAGCTTGGGCTTGGGCAGGTCCAGTCCCTTGCCTTGCTCGTCTTGGGGATTCCTTTACTACATTAACCAACCAGTCACTCGCAGTGAACTCCCCTCTCTGTCCTGCCTTAGCAGAGGCGGAAGCTACCGTAGGGCGTAACACTCTGTTATGTGCCCAAGCATTCCGCTCCGCCGTAAATACCGCCTGCTGATCTGGTGACAACTGCCTCATAATCATATCATCAACCGAGTCCTGTATGGCACCAACGACCCCTCCTAATGCTGCTGACTTGCCCCCAGAATCTGATAAGGAGTTAGCAACTATTCCTATCTGGGATCGCATCTGTGTGAGTGCCTCCCCACTAATCCACCCACCCTCTGTGGAGTGCTTCTGCATGTACTGCTCTACAAAGGTGGCGACAGCGTTAGGCTGACCACTGGTTAGTACAGTAGCTGAGGCCAACACATCCTCATCAAATATTCTATCTATGTCTGCAAGCACTCTACTCTGGCTTATTCTGAACTTCTTTCCTTTAGTAACCGCAAAGCCCTTCTCTGTCCATAGGTTGTCTGAAGCCAGCATAGCTCTCTGAGGACTCATACTAGCTACTTCCGCAATCTCTTTCTCGCTTGCTCCCCTAGGAAGGGAGTCCCTGTAGACATTCTGCCTAAAGAATGCCTCAGCCGCATTGGTTTCCACATCCATTTGCTTTATCTTTTCGGGAAGTATATTGCTCTTATCCTCTTTTAGTCCCAGCTTGGTACTACCTCCCGCTAGTTTGATGTTATCTGCAACGTTGGCTGACGCACTCTTAGCAGACTCTACAGACTCTAGTGTACGTCTTTTTACAACAACCTCCATCTCCTTCACAGAGGTCTTGGCGTTTGCTGTGAGCTGCTTTAGATGGGTGTCAGCCCTGTCTACCGCTTCCACTACTGGGCGAGACCATCGCTTTGACTGCTGCTCTATAAGGCCCCTACTCCCGAATGCCTTACCGAGTACCTCTCTGTAGAACCATGGCAGTATATCACCCGTGGTCTTACCTGTCTCGCCTGTTACAGGAGCTTCTGCTAAATTAATCGGAATAAAGTCATCGCCATGCCCTAGGTCTTGTGCAACCCGTCTTTTAGATGCAACATTGGCTACCAGTCTCCCAGCCTGCTCAGCGCTACTCAATACTCCGAATGTACCAGCACTCAGAGCCGCACCTTTAGCCATGCCCTCAGTTTTGTTACCTGCTGGTGCTGCACCTGCACCATACAGACCACCTTCAGCTATAGCTACGCTCGCACCTATCCCAACCTTGTCTCCAACAGAGACCCCTCTGAGTCCCGCTAGCCCCCTAGCGCCCAAGACATTAACAGGGGAGAACAGACCTCCGCCTATCTCAAGCAAAGTGCTGGCTACAGGATGGTCTTCCGAGTACTGATCTCTCTCCAACTGTAGGCCACCCATCATCTCACTGTATATCTCAGAGTATGGGCGCTCTTCTCCTGCTATCTTTGCAACACCAGCAGCAATCCCAGCACCCGCTTCATCGGACCACCCGAACATAAGCCCATCTAGTGCTGCTCTGGATGCCATAACAGGGTCTTCGTACCAGCCCTCATTAGCGGTTGGGTCCTCATTAAGCACACTTAACTCACCACGGTCTGTTATCTCCTCGTAACCAGCGAACTCATCTGTACTTAATGAGGCTAACTCTTCAGGATCAGTGATTTCTACCAGATCATAGTCTTCCATTACTCAGTCCCTACTGGATTCTTTGGTATCTTTCTGTACCATTTTCCATTAGCTCCTTGCACTCGATCAGGTTCACCTTCTCGTGAAACTGTTCGTTGAACTACCATAGGTGCCCCTCCTTTGGCACTCTGTCCTGCTAGGCCACCTGACCCCTCGTCTGTGGGGAAGTAGTCCGTAGCCGGCCTACCTTGGGCCTCAGCTAACTCCATCTCTTTCATCTGCAGATCCCATCTGCCCATCAACGCTCTGTAGGAAGCCTCTGCTTCTGCTGGTGCCAGCTCCTTGTTAAACACAGCGATTCTGAGTGCTTGTATCTCTGCAAGAGCTGCTGCCGCGCCTGTAACTTCAAACTTGTAATCAAGGAATACCTGCTCTGTCTGCTCAAAGACTACCCGCTGGTTTGCATTGAACTCCACCAAGTCTGTTCCGGAAAGCCCCTCTATTAATGTGTTAAGAGAGTCTCCACCTAGTCCTGTCATAGAGTCGAGTGCCTTGCCTATCTTTCCTTTTATTCTTCCCAGTGTTCCGAAGTTCGCTTTAAAGTCTTTCTCCTCTAGCCCTTTCGCACCTGCCAACCTCTTACGCATCTTAATGATAGCCGTGAGGTTTGCTGCACGGACGGTCTTTGGCGTGAAGTCGGATGGAGTACCTGATAGGTTCGTACCTGGCTTCTTACTGTAGCCCTCCATATCCTCAGCGGATAGCTCTTTACCATCCGGTGTATAGAAGCGACTCCCTACTTGGATAGCCTTTACTGAGGGGGCCTGAGGGTTCCCTATATCTTCATTCCGCACAAGCTCAATCATCGTTTTAGCTGTTGGGGGTGCTACTGGCTTAGGTATCATACCAACTATGTCCTTAGCTCGACCGAATTCATCCTTAGCCCCACCTACTACCCCTTCCTGAGCAGCTATCTGACCACTCCTCCTGGTCTCCTTGATGGTATCCATTAGGGATAATCCCTTAGATACGGAGTCAGCGAACCCAGCTGCAGGACCCTTACTTGGATCTGATCCCATCATACGCATAGCTATATCCTTCATAGCTGCTGCCTGACTCTGATCCGGGTTCATAAAGGCTTCTATGCCTGTCTGACCTGGATTACGGAACCCTGTCTGTGCTGGTTGTGCTGTCATTGTGTTCAGCTTGCCCTGTTGTGCAGTGGCATTAGCAGAGATATTCTGCAGCATTTGTAGTGGTGTAATCGCCATTAGATGAGTCCTCTTTGGGCAGTCTGTCCTAGTAATCCCTGCTGTTGCATAGCTAGCCTAATGTTACGCTGACTTTCAGTTTCTGGGGGTTTCTCATGTGTTTGTGTAAGGGGTCCTATAAGACCCTGTTCAGGGGCACTGTTAGGCTGCTGGTACATGATCTGACTGGGTTGTACCGCAGGGTTGTACTTCATGGGTTCCTTCGTGTACATCTCTTGTGGAGCCTCAGGGGAGGCCTGTGCTGTGTACCTATCTGAGTACTTCTGCCAAGAGGGTTGTCCTGAGTTACTAGCAGGTAACACACTAGGTGCAATCCACCCCGGAGAGCCTTGTGGCTCCTGAAGGCTAGGCCCGTAGTCCACAGGACCGTAATCAGGTCTAATCTCAGGTTCCCCTGTGTTCGTAGCAGGTATGTCCCATAATGCACCATTTGTCTGTGGAATCTGATTATCCTCCTCGTTACTGTTGTAACTATTGTATGCTTGACTAGCAAGGTACCCAATGAATGCTGCTTCTGATGGACTCACCGATGGTATAGATACTCCTGCACTCTCTTCATCTTCTTGTAGCTCAGGAGGATTCTGTCCACCACCCGGGAATAGATCAGGTATACCCTGTGTCCCCTGAGAGGGTTCATCATTAAAGGTATCGCCTTGTCCCTGAGTACCTTGTCCTGGAACGCCTTGTCCTGGGGTACCTAGTACTGGCTGTCCTTCAGGAGTACCCAACAGTGGGGGAGTACCTTGTGCTGGTATCTCTCCCGGAACAGGGCTAACCCCAGGTGACTCTCCTAGTAACGGGGGTATAACTGGAGATGGTGTCTCCTCGGGTACGATCTCTTGAACAGGCGGTTGTACAGGAGCTTGTATAGGCTCAGGAGCTTGTACAGGGGGCTGTACGGGCTGTTGCACAGGAACAGGCACAGGAGGCTGGATAGGTGCTGGTTCCACCACAGGGGCAACAGGAGGGGTTACAGGGGCATCAGGAGTAGGTACAGGAAGTACTGGGTTACCCAACAAGGGTTCCTTGTTCTCTAACTCTTCTTGAGCCTTAGTTGCTGCTGCTTGTTCTGCAGCCTGTGCGTCTGCTATTGCCTGTGCTTCAGCATCGGCTGTGGCCTGAGCCTCAGCTGCTACTGTAGCCTCAGCCTCTGCCTGAGCTGCTGCTGCTACTTGCTCCTCTTGAGCTATTCTAGCTTCCTCTACTGCGGCTGCTTCTGCAGCTGCCTGAGCTTCAGCTTCTGCCTTAGCTTGTGCTTCTGCTGCTGCATCTGCTGCAGCTTGAGCTTCTGCAGCTGCTTTAGCTTCTGCTGCTGCTTGAGCTTTAGCAGCTGCATCAGCTGCTGCTTTAGCTTCTTGAGCAGCTTTAGCTGCAGCATCAGCTGCTGCCTTTTCTTCAGCCGCTATCTGTGCTGCTATCGCTGCTTCTGCTTTAGCCTGAGCCTTAACAGCTTCGTCTGCTGCTTTAGCTACTTCAGCAGCCTTAGCAGCTGCCTCTTCCTGAGCCTTAGCTCTAGCTGCTGCCTTCTCTGCTTTAGCCTCTGCTGCTGCTTGTGCTTCAGCTGCTACTCTAGCCTGTTCTGCTACTCTGGCTACTTCAGCAGCTGCTTTAGCTCTAGCTTCTTCTGCTACCTTAGCTGCTTCAGCTGCTTCGGCCTCAGCCTTAGCCTGAGCTTCTGCTCTAGCTTTAGCCTCAGCTTCTGCTTTAGCTGCTCTGGCTTCTGCTTGAGCCTTAGCTTCTGTTGCTACTCTAGCTGCTTCTGTAGCTGCTTCTGCTGCTTTAACTTCAGCTGCTGCTTGTGCTTCAGCCTCTGCCTTAGCGTCTGCTGCAGCCTTAGCCTCTGCTACCCCTGAGATAGGTGCCCCTTGTGGACCCCCTTCACCAAGTAAGCCACCACCCTCCCCCCGCTGCTGTATACCAGCTATCTGTTGCGCTCTCTGTACTTTGAGATATTCGTCTGTGCCAGCAGCAAGTTTATCAGCTGTCCACTTCAGAACATCACCAGCAGTCTCTTTGATGGGTTCTAATACATTAATAGCCCAGTCAGGAAGGGCAGAGGATGCCTCTATAACACTTCCGTATACCTCAGCACTCCCACCCACCTCAAGTATCCGCGAGCTAGAACTTGTTGCTATATCTAGGTACTCACCTACACTATCAACTTTATCTATAACCCAATCACCGGCAGCATCTATCTTACCCGTTACGTTAGTATCTATGAAGTTACCAGCAGTATCCGCTAGCTCCTCTGGTAGCCCTATCTCTTTAAACATGTCAGCAGTACTGCCCTCTGGGGCACCCGTGAACCTATCATCTATGTACTCACCAACAGCAGCTGTAACGTATGCAGTAACCCCAGCCTTGAGTCCGTCTACTACATCCCCTTCAACAGCCCCTGTAACTATCCCTGTCAGTGCTGACTGAACAAGTACAGTAGAGGACCCAGCAAGGGCAGCACCAGGAGCAGTTAAGGCACCCGCTACTGGCCCCGCAAACATGGCTAGAGCAGTAAGGGCGACCTGCTTCTTGTGCGCATTCCCACCCTTACTTGCCGTTATATGGTAGTTCCCTACCTGTGCTGCATCTGAGGGTCTAAAGGTGTGACCCTCCTTGTACTTAACAACACCTGTATCTTCACCTATGTTAGTCACGAGGTCATTGTTCTGATGTCCTCCTGTCTTACCCCATGGTGTCATGTAGGTATCAACCATGCCTGCTGAGTCCACAGCCTCTTGGGTAGGTACACCACCGTTGAGTACCGCGTTGTGCATCAGAGCATCACTTGGGTCTAGGGTAGATGGGTCCACAGCTGCAGCCCACTTGAGTGCCCTAGCGTCCTGTGCATCCAGCACTCTATCTCGTAGTTCAGGGGACATGTTTCCACTATCAACGGACATAGTCTCTTCCCATGTGAGATCTAAGTCATTAGCCGCGTTCTGTCTCCTTCTCCAGTACATAGGGTCCGTCACAGGAACATCATTCATTCCCAGTAACCCTCTTGCTGAGTCCAGCTGCTGCTGCTTCTCAGGAGTCAATGCAGGGGGAGCTGCCTTGGGCTTGTACTCTATCGTCTCCGGTAGAACAGCAGCCTTGACCTTACCTGTAGTCTTCGCCTCCTTCTTGAATGCACTCGGATTAGCCTCCTTAACTGCTGCTAAGGCCTCAGGATGCTCCTTCCAGTACTTCTCTAGGGCTATCTCCATAGCAGTACGCTTCACAGCAGGCTTTGCTTTAGGCTTGGTTAGCGACCTATTAAGCAACCCTGTGTTCCAGTTCTTATCTGAATTGAAGTTAAGTAGAGCCATTTTACACCTTGTCTTTGGGTTTACTTACACACCGTAGTACACACCGTAGTGCAATCAGTAAGCGCAGCATCTAGCCCCCGTAAGGGTTGTATTGGTTATTGTATTGGACTTGGAAGCTAGAATCACCTAGTTGGGGTGCCACTTTACCCGCGGGGCTATACGGCACTGTGAAGTTAGGGTCATTCAATTGAGGCGCTCCACCACCAGGGTTATACGGAACTTGGAAGTTGGGATCATTTAGTTGTGGTACTCCACCACCAGTAGGGTTCATATTTATAGGTAACGGCTGTGTAGCAGCTCCTCCTGGAGCGGGTGTTACTAGGTCATTAGCTGTATTGTAACCGCTAAATGCCCCTCCTAGTATGTTCGTCAGGTTCCCTTCTTGCCCCTGTACTGTTCTGTTAACTCCTCCTGGAGCTTGGTTAACCCTGTTACCCAGACGAGTAAGGCTGTCAATAGGTGCAGTCTGATTGAAGTCAAAGCGGTTCTTATCAGCACCAATAAGCCTCTGCTCGTAGTCTGTTCTTTCTCTACCAATGTTCTGTACACTCTGTCCCGGTGAACCTAAGGCAGAGATAGCACCTGGAATAGCATTAATTCCCCACTGCTTAACATTGTTATTGTACTGGTTCTGATTGATGTCCTGATTACGGGCATTAATCTGTGCATTGATATCCCCAGTGCGTTGGTTAATGCTCTGTCCTCTTGCGTCTAAGTTAGCTCTAGCAATGGACTCTGACATCTTACCTACAGAATCAGACACAGCTTGTCCCTTCATCTGTTGTGCCCTAGAGCCACCAAAGGCTCCTTGTTGAGTAGCCTGTAGGTCTAACCCCGGGAGCATTCTCTCTTGCAGGTTCCGCATGATGGGGTTAGCAACAGCACTCTGCAGCCTTGGATCTATACCAAAGCCTATCTGGTCTTGTAGCTGGAATCCCCCAACTTGATCTGCACCCTGTAGCTGCCCTTGTACACCCTGAACCATGTTATTAACTAACCCCTGCTGCTGGTTAGTGGTCCCTAGACGCATGTTCTGTCCAGCTATGTAGCTAGGATCAAGCTCTGCAACGGTCTGCCCTGGGAAGTACTTCTGAGGTCCCTCTAGGTACTGCTGCTTAGAGGCATTCAAGAAGTTAGTAATGCCCTCTTGCTGCCCTGGGTGCATGTACGGTGCTTCTGTAGTCTTCTGGTCAGGAGTACCCTTAGACCCTAAGTATCCCCCCAGAGCAGCTCCTCCTGCCTTTATTAGTGAGTCCGGTACTTCAAATCCAAATAAACTAGCCATCTTATTCCCCTGATTCCTTAAATTGTTTTACTGTTATGAATGCGTTATAACTAGGCACTGTACTGCAGTATTACTCATGTTAGTACCCACTCTAGGTTGCTTGCTATTAGAGCATCTGCAGTGTACTGAGTAGATAGTGTTCGTGTGCTTGTTCCTGCAATGTTAGTACCATTGCCATCAATTGTTACTGCCCCGGTACTGGCCCGTACTACCGTCACTCTAGCTCCTTCTGTTCTAGCGGGTAAGGTTACTGTTACCGCAGAGGTGTTATTACAGATTACTGTTTCGTGGGAGAACTCACCCGTTACAGAGTAATTCCCTGTAATGTTAGTGCTGTACGATAGCGTCCGCAGTGTGCCCTCGAAGGACTCTTGGACTGCAAGGGATTGCTCCTCTGTGAAAGCAAGGAGTGCCCTAGCCCACTTAGCCAGAGCTTCGTTACTCTCCCCTTCTAGTATCGGTGTTAAGGGGATAGCTTTCTGTGGAGTATTCCTTCCCCTAACAGCCACTATCTAGTACCCTCTATTCTACCTATGAACTCAATAGCCTGTACTTCCCACTCAGTGTTCAAGGAGGCAGAGTACAGCTCAAACAAGAGCCAACGACCTGCAGTTCTTAGGTTATGGAAGTCGAACCCAGTTGTCATATCTGTGTAACTTCCCCATGTGACTGTCCCACCCTCAGTCTCAGACCAACCAACTCGGTACTGGAGACCACTGCCGATAAAGCCTATACGAACACTGTCTAGCTCCTTAATAGCATCGGCACTACCTATGCTAATAGGTTTGGTTCTCACAAAGGCTGTCATAGCCGCTGTGTCAGCATTGTTTCCGATGTTCTCTTGATAGATCTTACCACTCTCTGATCCAGAGATAGGAGAGCTAAGTATACGTCTCTCCTCCCCTGCGGAGCGAGCATTGGTCACAACACTCCATGTTCCCTTTCGGTAGTTATAAGTAACACCTCGGGTTATCTTGGCACTACCAGTAGGGAAGTACCAACGAATCTGGTTATCTTCCTCGTTGTGGAATCCAACTGTTTTTGCTAGCTGACCCTGATTCACGTTATCCTTGAAGTACGTTCTGATAGCGGGTTCATCTATGTAATTGAACTCAACACCATCAGTCACGAAGAAGCCCTGACCACTCAGTCCGTAGTTCTGTCTACCTACAGGTACGATGGAGTGCTTAGACACAGCACCTATTCCGTTCACTGCAGGTTGGTAACCGAACACGAGGTTATTAGCTAGGTAGTTCACAAGGAACATCTGATCTTTCCCGTACACAGCGATCCTGTTACCCAAAGGAACAGCAGCGATTATGTCCGTATCTAGCTCTCTGATCTCTAACTGTCCTGCTAGGTTAGTTGTTGAGGTAACCCAATCATCTACACTATCAGCTGCAGACCAGATGAACTCCTTGCTGGAGACAGAGGTATTAAAGCCTAGTAAGTGAGGTCCCCGTTTCACAAAGATCTCTATTGATGTGACATCCATGTTACTAACAGCAAAGGTGAAGGTAGCTCCTGTACCTGAAGCAGAGGCAGTGTGTCCTGTTGGTACTGTAGTCCATCCAGTTCCGCCTGCAGTCATACCTATAGAGGTTATTACACCACCTGATGCTGCAAGGACTGTAGCAGTGGCTCCTGTGCCATCACCACCAGTAAGAGTCAGTACCTCACCTGCTATGTACCCTGTACCACCACTGACTAACTGAATTAGGTTAACAGCCTGGTACATGCTGGTGAAGTTACCATCAGTCTTTCTTATCTGAGGATGGTCCTCTCCTGATGTAGCAAGGATGAATGCTCCGTAGGTAATCATACTCCAATGGTCTGCTTGTACTATACCGAAGTCCCACACAGAGGTTCCTGTATCCCATGTAGTGCTTCCTGCATCCCACTGAGAGCCACCTGAGTCCTCAAACAGGGTATAGCCTGTGCCTAGCTCTTCAATGGTCTTCTCTACAGAGTTAACCCTGTACAGAGAGGTAATGTCCCCTGCGTATACGATAGCTTCTGTAACGTTCTCTGCTATCTGTGTTAGACCCCGTATAGGCTTACCCTTTCCTGTATCCGCTAACTGACTCCAGCCATTGAGCTTCGCTACACCTACTTCAGTGAAGTAAACGTTCTCTCCTGTTTCCCATAGGGGTATCTTATCAGAGAACAGGTTCTGGTAAAGCCCCGTGCTAATCTCTTCTCCAAGAGGGTACTTGAACCCTCCTTGCTTGTCCTGTTCTAGCGGCATCTGTGTCCCCTACTTTTTAGCTTTATAGCCCAAGAATGCAAACCGTTCCAGTATCGTGTACGCCTTAGCCACCCACACATCATCTTTTGGCGTGTCAGTATAGTTGCAAATTACTGAGGCAACCGTGATTAGTGAGGTCGCTAGAACATAAATGTCTAGTAAATATTCCATTATGCCGCCTCCGTCCAAGGTACGCCTGTAGCGGTAGTCGCGTTTTTAACGATCTGCGCGTCTACCCTTTCGGTGCGATTAGCTTCAATACCGGCTTTGTCGAACCCTTCGCTATCCCAAACCCATTGCAAAACTGCGGCTTCGGTTAGATCAGCATAAGGTACATATCCTGCGGCTGAAGCATCATAGGTAGTGACAAACTTACCTGCTTCGACTGCGCTCTCAGTTGATCCTTCGTTTTGTGCTAGGCATTGCCAAATAACTTGGAATACGCCTCCGTCTGAATCGGTGTGGGTCATGTTTTGTACTGACCACGTTGTTGTTACTGCCATAATTAGGCTCCTGTGCTTTCGTTAATGGTAATTTCTTCTGGGACTATAGCGGCTAGGTGTGTATTCCAAGCGGTTACAACATCACTTGTCCATAGTAGGGTCGCTAAGGAAGTTAACCCTAGCTCTTCAATGATGGGCGCACCCAACCTGTCTGCCCCTAATTCTGTTGTTTCAGTGCCAATTAGATATTCAACCCCTTCTGAAACTACGGTACGCTTCGTCTTTACATTTAAGATATTAAAGGGCTTTACAATAGTAACTTCTATAACTTCAGTATTCATTGTTTAATCCTTATGTAATGCTTACGACGGTGCTGTAGGCGAGAACTTCTATAGATGATACTGTGTTCCACTCTGATCCCGCTGTGTTTACAAAGGTCACAGTGTAAGACGTCCCGCTAGTATGTGAGGCAGACACGGTTATACCACTGTTGGCTAAACTGGTAGCCGTGAAATAGTGGCTATCACTGACATAGTTTGTACAATGTATAATACCCGTCGCATATCGTCTGGTACTGGATGAAGATGTTGTACCTTCAACATTGTAGAAAACAGAGTGGGGGTACCAAGACCCATCCGAACCATGAGTAATGGTGAATGTGGTTGTTTCGGCCCCTGTTTTCGTCATTGAGACTTTTAAGTGGCCGCTCTCAGATATTGCACCATTCACGGATAGCGGGAAGTTTGGGGTTGAGTCTCCTATGCCTACGTTGCCGTCCGACCCTTGGACAAACAGCGCATGAGTATTGGTATCAGACTCAACCCTAAAGTCACGGTCTAGGCCACCCTCGTTAAAGGTAGTAGCAGTACCCGTTAGTTGCAGTAATTGGTTGTTCGTTCCTGTGCCTCCCACACAAAAATTGTGGTAGTTATTAGAGCCTGTATTAGCGCTATCCGCTACATACTGCATAAAATAGGTAGCCATTGGCCCTACAAACGAGTATGTGCAGGTTTGGGTTTCATTTAAAGGTCTTACAACTACACCATCAGTATCATTGTTTGTAAGCTGTCTTACGTCTAAAGTAGCGGCAGGGGCAGACCGATTGATACCTATTTTACTGTCGTTTCCATTAACAAAAAAGCAGTGAGTTTCGCCATCAGACTCAACCCTGAAGTCAGCGTCTATGCCACCTTCGTTGAATACCACGCTACCAGAGTTAGCAATAGCCATAGCATTAACCCAAGTTATGGCGGTGTCTGCTGTGCCACTGGGAGCTACATAGGAAGTAATCGATCCAAGATTATCAAAAGCTATGCGTGCCGCTGGATCGGTTTCAATATACTTATCTCCACCTGATGAAGCGTAGTAGTTGTTACATCCCACCCATAGTTGCTCGTTAGAAGTTGAATCAAAACCCTGTATCATTCCTTGTGAAGATAATTGTAATGAACTTACTTGACTGTTTTGACCGGCTTTAGGGATTACACCGAAGCCTACGTTGCCAGAGGAGTCAATGCGCAT